CCGCTGATGAAGCTGCTACTTCTTTGAAGTTTACGTGAGACATTGAAGTTTCGATGTCGTCTACGATGAACTTAAAGGCGTTAGCGGTATCAACAACTAGGTTTACTTCTGCATCAGTTAACTTAGTAGCAGCTGTGTTAGTGCCACGAGTGTAAGAGCTTACGCTAATTACTGGCTCTTTAATGATTCGTACAGAATCACCGAAAGCAGAAATCTCGCCTTCGTAGTCAGTGTTAGTGATAGCTTCTGCCACAGACGCTTTACGGAAGAAATTAAGAACTTTCTTCGAGTAAATCGCAGGTAAGAAGTAAGAGTTGTTTTGTCCGGCAACTGAGTTTCCGAAGTTAGCATCTGTATCTGTTGAGGGTTCAAAATATTGAGCCATGATTATGTTTCCTTATTAAAAAAAAGACTAGTTAAATTAAGCTACTACTCTGCCTTCTATAATGGCTTTGTCGATTTCTTTTTCATATTTATCATACTCAGCCATAGACAGGGCAGCAATTTCCCGTTGTGACCAAACTTTTGGCTGTTTAGCATCTATACTAGTTGTCTTTGTAGATACCATATCAGCAGCAGAAGTGTTGGTCGAAGTTTGTGATTTTTGCTGAGTACCTTGCTGAACTGTAGAAACATCGTTTTCAAATTTATATAAATCAATAGCTTTGACTGCTAAGTCCACATTATCAGGATTGTTGTATATCCAATCTTGAATTGACTCCGGTTGAGCTTTAGCCCACGAATGGAACTCATCGCTTTTCCGAATATCTGCAAAGTCAGGATGCTTTGTGCTAAGAGTAATCTCAGCTTCTTTACGTGCAATCCTAGCTTCACGCTCTTCAAGAGCTTCTAGTCTACTATCCTGTGTAACATTAGGTTGTTCTTCTTCTGAATGTTGAACTTCTTGTTGGGCTTCTATTTCTTCCTCGTGGCGTACAGACTCTTCAACTTTCTGTCCCATGCGAGCTTCAGCTTCAAGTTCTTGTTCTTTCTGTTTGAACTCACTAACTTTTGAATCATAATGCTTTTTTAAGTCATCGTATCTTTTTTTATAATCAACGGTGTTTTCTTCGGCAGGGGCTTCTTTAGAGGTGGCCTGCTTCTGTGAGTAGAAAATTCCTTCAGCACTTTCAAAGGGTTTGTCATCTTCAACATATTCTTTGTTCATGTTGTAAGGGTTTGCTACTTGTTCATTTGTTTCTTGTACTTCGCTCATATCACTGCTCCTTTTGGGGCTTGTCGTCTTTTCAAGGTAGCTATTCAGTTGCGCTTACGGAATAGGGCTTGATACTACAAGGTGGCCTCTAGGTTAAAATTAAAATAAAATAAGGGGCTATAAATAGGTGGCCTTATTTCTTACGTACACTCGGCATTGCATTAGCTAACAACATTTGATTATGGACACCCTCATCTGGGTCTTCCATTTCATCTGGAGTTAGTATGCTTCCGCCTGAGTATTTTTTCATTAGTCCACCATCAAAGGCACGTTCAGCATCATCCATCATAACTTGGAGATTGTCTGTGCCTAATTGGTCAACTGCTTTTTTGGTGAAAACAAATTCACCATCCGACAACCTTGCGGGTATCGAATCTGATGTGCCAGTTCCGGGCCCTTCAACAGCCCCGCTACCGGCAAATTCTCCTGCAACATCCATAACTTTATCAAAGATGCCACCTAGTCGCTCGTCACCTTCTAAAGCTGACAGCAAGTATTCTTGGTCTTGTTCGGTTAACGACTCATTCAACACAAACTCTGCATAGTTATTTTCCATTTCAGTGTCTGGAAGTTGTGACGCTTCGACTGCTTCCATTTCTTCTGGTGGGATGTTGTCATAAGTATCTACTGGTGCTGCGTTTTCTACATCTCCGCCTTCAGCAAGTTTCATATCAGTTTCCATGGACTCTTCTACTTCTTTAGATAGGATACCACCCATGTATTTGCCTTCAAGTTCAGATTCTTGGTCTGCTTTCATCATAGCTCTAATGATTACTTCTTGGTCAAAAGAATCTTTGATTTCTTGGAAGCGGCCTTGTATGCGCTCACGAGCTTTGTCGTCTTGTGCTTTGTCCATGCTTTGTTCAAATTCTTTTTGGAACTTTAAGTACTTTTCTACGTCTTCGTCATACATGCTGCCGCCTTCGCTTCGTGCTTCTCGTGGCTCAGGTGACGCAAAAGAAGTAAGCTTTTCAAAGTCTTTTTGTGCTAGTAGCGGACGAGACTCTTCATCTATTTGTGTTCTGTGGAGGTCTGCAATAAACTCAGCAATGCTTTCTTTAGACGTTACAATTGGAGTATCTGCTACTTCTTGAAGTGACTCCATTACAAACTGCTTATCCATCTTCTTGTTTCCGCCTTGAGCAAAACTCAAAGAGTTTACAAGCTTTGTTGTGTCTTTCATGGTTTCTTGCACTGAATCCATTTGCATTTCTTCTGCACTACCTTTTACATCTGCAACAGCCTCAGCCATTTCCATTACTTCTTTAGGAGCAGGAAGGTCAGGCTTACGAGCAGCTACTACGTCTTTACGAGCTTCAGACAATAAAGAATCAGCACCCTCTGCTGCTTTTTGGGCTACTGAGCCTACTGCTTTTTGCTGACGTTTATGAGGATATACAGATAGCTCTTTAATTTCTTCATCAGTAAAATCAAACTTTTTATTTTTAATTTTCATATAAGCATTGTGAACTTCTGTAGAATCTAAAGTAGGTGTTATATTTTCTCTAGGAAATATTCTAAGAAATCTTTTATAATCCTCTTTAGTTACTTCAGGAGAGTCGTGTCCTATAGTTTCGTCTTTTTTAGCTTCCGAGCCTTCTGAATATTTCAACTTAGGTACTTTCATTATTATTCCTCAATTCGATTACGAGCTTCTAGTGCTTGCTCTTTTAAATTCATCAGGTTAGCCAGTGAACTCACTTTCCCCTGCTTGCGGTACAGTTCCAGTTCCGATGTTGCCACCGCCAGTCCCTGTAGCTCCAAGGTTCGTAGGTTGTTGAGGTGCTCCTTCAGCGCCTCCCATAGCTCCTGATTGTTCACCAGTGGGCCCAGTCTCTTCGCCAACTCCTTGTCCAACATTTTGTGCTCCTATAATTTGTGCCATGATTGCTGCTTCTTCTGGGTCGTTAAGAATCTCATCGGGGTCAAGGTCAAGGCTATAAGCCAACTCACTGACAATCTTAGAGATTTTAACAAACGGTGCAATCGCAGGATTCTGTGCAGTCTGTAAGAACATAGTTAATCGTTGACTACGTACTTCTTTTTGCATTAAACTGTTTGTACCCATAGCACGAACTTCGAGGTCTCCTTGAATATCTAGCTCGCCTTCAAAGAACTGCATGTTCCACTGGTAGTATGCTTCACCTAGAGGCTTTAGCAAGAAGTCATCAATGTTCTTAATAACTGTTTTAATATTTAGTGACGCTGCACCTAGAAGCATACTCATGCCTGATGCAGTACGTGTCATGCTCTGTACGCCAGTTTGTCCGTGCGAATAGCTTGGGATGCCTGTTTGTTCGTCAGCAAGCTGTCGGAACTTATCAAACATCATCATATTTTCTTGTGCAGTGTTTGGGAACTTAACGCCATGGATAGCTTGTCCGGGCATTCCGGCTTGTCGCCTGAATACTTTTCCGGGATATATGTCCATAGACTGTCCGCCTACAAGGGCTGACTCGTCAACATCAAATACCAGTGAACCTGCAAGCGCAAGGTTATCAATAGCCATACGTGCGTGGCCATTCATTATTTGTTGAGAGTCGTCCATATTCTCTGCAATGCCAATACCAAAGAAAGAATAAGGATTACGTTCGTAAGGAAAGGCGTTGTACGGAAGTCTGTAAGGAGTAAAAGGATTAACAACCCCACGAAGGAGCTTTCCGTTACTAACCCAAGCGTTGACCTGAACTTCATCCAAGTCATCAATTTCGTCCGGAAGCTCCATACCAACTTCTCTAGCATATTCAGCATCCATTATACCCCAGTATTCTAGAACTTCAAACTGGTCAGAGCCATAATCCTCGGTTCGTTGGTCGTCTTTAAGTTCATGCTCATAGTCTTTTTCTACGTAGTTAGGGCCTGTTTGTAAACATTCTCGTATTGTATCTTTATTAAAGAAAGGCATGCGAGATAAGGCTCTAAGCTGAGACTTGTTCATTTTGTGTCGGTGTACAATGTATTCACAATCTTCGATGCTTGTAGCTGAAGGGTCTGGGAAAAAGTCCCAGATACTTACAAACTCAATTCGGGGAACACGTACATCAATTGGCGTGTACTCACGCTCACCATCTTCGTTAGTAGTCCAGTTGCTCAATGTTTTATTGTAGTTGAAAGGACCTTTTACGATTCCTGTACCAAACAATGCAGATTCGAGTAGGGCATTACGTAGTTCGCTTGTGCCGTTTGATTCTTCAATTTGGTCGTGAATTAAAGTCTGCATGTTTCGTGCAGCATCTTTAGCCGGAGAACGCTCTAAGTCTTCTGGAACTGGAGAAGGGCCTTCTTGGAACTCTAGGTTAGCTTCTTCAATAGCTTCGGATAATGTGTCTTTTACAGCAGTAAGCGTAGCGCCTGCACCCAGTACTCGTCCGTCTCCCTCGTAACCAACATCATAAGGATTATCTTCTTCGGTTACTTCTTCTTCGGGTTCTTTGTACTCTGGTGCGCTAGTTTCAATACCTGTTTGACCGGCTTCCATGTGGGTATATTTAGCAATACCTTCAGGAAGTTTAGTTTCTCTTACGCCAATAGGGAACTGCCCAGTACCAAAGATAACGTCTACTAGCTGACCAAACGCTGCTAATACTTTAGTTTTAGTTACTTTTACGAATACTTTAGATTTTTCAGACTCACGGAATCTTACGTTCTTGTTGTAGATTCCTCGGAAGTTGTGGTAAGCGGTTAGCCATCTTTTCTCATCAAAGTCTCTTGCTTGTTCTGCAGAAGCGTATCGAGCTTCCACAAGACTTACGAATTGATTGCGTACGTCTTCTTCAAGCTCAAGTTCAAGGCCGCCTGCAGTTTCTTCATCACTGAAGTAAATCTCATCGGCTGTGTCATACATTTCTTTTTCTTCGTTCATTTAGTGTTCCTTTATAGAGGCTTAGAAATTGACATGCCACGATAGTTTTTATTGGCTTCAACTTTTAAATTAAATCCACCACGTAGTTGCTTGTGATAAGTTACTTTTGGATTCTTTCTAATCTTAACCCCTACTGAAGATTTATTAGGCAGTTGTTTTTCAAAGCTAAAGATGCTATTTGAGTTTCCTTTACTATCTTTAGAATAGCTTGCAGTTGCAGAATTTCCGCCTTTTCTTACTGAGGCAGCTACTGAGCTTTTTGTGTAGTTGTGATTTCCGGCAAGGTTTCCTTCGATAGAACCAACACCCTTAAAGTCTTTACGTGCTACAAGTCCACCGTTGTTGTACTTTTTCATTTTGCACTTAGCCATATCAGTATCCAAAGTTTGAGTCAGACGGAGTAAATGATGATTCTCTTCTAAACTGTCTGAGTTGACTTATTGTGTCGTTTATTCGTGGTCTAGCCATAATGAGATAACGCAGTGCATCGTATGCGTGGTCTGATGCGTTTGTATCTACATCTTCAGGCTTAGACCTATCTAGGGGAATACTTTGAAGCTCACGTATCAGGTTAGGGCATGTATTAAATATTTGTATTTTGGGCCTACCGCTTTGTTGAAGCTTCAAGTATTCGTGAATCTGTATCTTACCTTGTATTCTATTCTTATCAGCTCTTCTGAGCTTATGTCCGGCTCTCTGAAGCGTTTCTCCGACAGTTGGACCTGTAGTACCAGTACGACTCCAACAGGCTGTATCAAGCACTCCTGCCACCGAGAAGGGGTCTTCGTATTCCATCTCTGTAATCATATTAGCTAGGTCAGTGCCGAGTAAGCCTTTGCGGTATAGTTCACGATAAATAATCAGTGTACCATCACTGGGGTCTACTGCTCCCCATATACATGCACTTTCTGATGCATAACCATAGTCAATACCCTTACTACGCTCCCAGTGAACAGGTATCTCAAAAGGAGGTATTACATGCTCAGGGGGATTAAACTCTGTAAACGCTGCGCCTTCTGCAACATCCCAGTTACCTTCTAGCAGTTGCTGACGCTGTGTGGGCGGCAACGCTGCAAGCATTTGTTCGTATCTTCCGTCTGCTGCTAGGTAGGGGTTGTCGTCTAGTCTAGCCGGTATAAACTTTCTTGTTAGTCCATCACCGCCTCTAAAGCTTTCGTTAGGCGGTGAGGGGTCTATGTACCGCTTCTTTACCCAATGCGCTCCTGAGCCACCGGGATTTGCTGTACAACGCATATAGGTTTCTATTTCTGGGTCTGTGGTACGTAGCCGTGAGGCGAGGTAGTTCCAACTAAACTCAGTGGGTAGATGTGTAATCTCATCAAACCCTATCCAACTATATGCTTGTCCTTGGTAGCGGTAAACATCTGCATCACGCTCCAAGAATCCAAATTCTATTTTAGCTCCGCTTGGGAAGTTCCAAAGCTTTTCTACTTCTTTATACTTACATCCCGGAAATGCCTTGGGATATAGCTCTCGACTCTTGTCGATTAGTTCTCTTAGTTCTGGCATAGAGCGTCTAATGATTAGGCCTCTATGGGCTGCTCGGTGTGCGAAACGAAGGGGGTCAATAAGCATAGCGTATGACTTACCACCCCCTGCTGCACCACCATACAGTACATCAGTCTCGCCTGAAGCGAGGAAGTCCTCTTGCGGGCCTTCGTTAGCTTTGAAGATAACGTCTTCTGTAGCCTCTTGCTTTAGAGAGTTAGGGACGTTATCTAGCTCGGTTTCTTCGATTAGCTTTGCGCTGTTCTCATTTTCGAGCTGCTTGAGAGTCTTTTTAGTTGATTTTATAGACTTCTTGTAATTATCAATTTTGTTCTGGGCTGCTTTAAGTTTCTTTTCTTTTCGCTTTACTTCTTTGTTTGCAGCCATCTTAGCTTTAGTTTTCGAGTGAAAGTTGTAGCCTCTTGACTTAGAGCCTTTAGCTCTCCCGCTTTTCTTGCGTGGAGTTCCGTCTACTTTAAGTATGAAGTTACCATCAGAATCTTTTGCGTAGTTTTCTGGGTTAACGTCCCAATCATTTTCTTTCTGCAATTTTCTTTAACCCCATGTGCGAGATAGGTCTGCCTGTTTCGTGGGTTAACCACATGCTGCCTTCTCGTAAGCTTAAAGTTTTGTTCTGTATAAGCGGCAATACTTTCTTTAGCATTTCTAGTTCGGATTCTATTGGTTCTAACATTTCGTTATTAGACTCGTTGAGTTTATAACCAAATGGTATAGTGCTACTCGTTCTCCTCAATGTAATCTCCTTCTATTACTACTTCCTTTTTAGCGGGTATTACAAATAGACCACCTCCCGTATTAACATTAACATCTAGTCTGTCAGTTTTTCCTAAGCCTACTCGGTCTAGGATTTGCTGTGCTGCTTGTATACGCATGTTAGCTTGTGGGATAGGCTCATTGCTGTCCATTATCTGAACAAGCTTAGAAGCTGCTTTTGGGGCGCTCTGAGCCATAATGCTTGTAGCTATGTCCAGTATTTCTGTCTTGAGGCTTTTCACAACCATTGGGTAAGCATTGTCTGCGTATCCGGCCTGTGATGCTGCTTCTTTAACATCTCCACCACATGTAACTAAGTGGTCTAGAAAAGCTTCCTGCTTTGTGGTGAGTTGTTTCTTTGACATTCCTTTATACCTTTACTACTTTGATGTATTTTACGCCTCTGTAGATGCATACTAATTCTTTAGTCATCGTATTACTCCTGTGGGGGTGTATACGATTCTTGTTCACGCATGAATCTGTGCGAGTATTTTATATACTATATAGTTATATTATACCCGTAATTTGGAGGTTTGTCAAGTTTTTTATAACTTATTTGCATATAAGAAGAAAAAACTTGACAAGTGGTGTATCTACGGGTATAATATACTTATAGCCCCCCGGGTTATATATATAGATTATGTAGCAGGTACATACATATTTATCTATGTACCCGCTTCTATTCCCTTTAAAGCACTTTAAAGCTGCGGCACTATCTGGTTTACATCCAATTCCCCTTCAAAATGTATAAGATTGTATATATATCCCTAGTACCCCCCATGGCAGCTTGCCCACCCCTTAAAGCTCTATAGCTTTAAAGGGGTGGTTAGAACTTCAAAGTCTAATAAGACTTTGAAGACTCCCAAGATTCTATAGAATCTATCGGGTGTGTGTAGAAGACTTCTAAGTCTTCCAAGATTTTCTAGTTTACAAAACTAGAAGAGTCTTAAAACACTTCAAAACCTTTAGGTTTATTTCAAAAACTCCCCAGTCTTCAACGACTTACAAACTTATTAGTCTTCGACTAAACTCTCCGCCAAAGACTTTAAAAGTCTTCTAGTTCTATCGTGTACACGGAAATCTTCAAAGAAGATTTTAAAGGAATTTTTAGTAGTTATATAACCTATAAAAGGTTATATAACTACTAATAAAGTATTCCTTATATTAAAAGTTAAAAAGAAGTTCAGAATGAACTTTTTAACTTTTAAATATAAGGAATACTAAAATGGCAACTTCAACTTTCAATCAAATCGACTCAAATCAAATTGCATCGAATCGTCAAGTTTATGCCGTAGCCTGTCACTTCGCTAATATCCACTCCAAGTCTCCTTCGGAGAGATATGGATTGACCAAAGTTTTCAATGCAGTCATCAATAAATCCTACAAGGATTCTGATAGCTATATGACTCATGGCGATGCCACAGAGTTCTTCGAATGGGATTGTGTTCCACCACAATTTCTTCACATGGTTTCTAAGCCAAAGGCTAAGAAGAAAGTGGTAGCTAAGAAGCCTGTAAAGACTTCTAAGACTCAGAAGAAAGCTATCCCGAAGGGAAAGGCGAAATTGACTAACACTCAGCGAATTGATTCTTTAGAATCTAAGATGGATAAAATCCTTGAGATTCTATCTGCTAAATAAATCTATCAGGGGCAAAGGATTGCCCTTTAATTTCTATTTTAACTATGGTATAATCCTATGCGACAGATTGATAAAACTATGATAACTGTTAATTTTGTGTTTGGTGTTTCAGTAATTCTATTAACTTTAATAGAGCTAGGAGTATAGATATATGTTCTTTGTTATGTTTGATGACAATGCAGTAGTTTGTGAGACTCAGCTAGAAGCTGTAGAGCTTGTAGATTCTTTAACCTTAGATGGATATAGATATATTAGTGTTGGTCATAACCAACCACTAAATGTAGATGAGATGGAGGAAATAGAATATGACGTATAGTTTTATTCAGGGTTTCATTTATGGATTTATAATTGTATTTTCGTATAGATATATTGATTCACTTTTAGGAGTATAGAAATATGGAAAAGTTTTCGCATCGTGAGATAGAAGTATATACTGTTTGGGTTGATAGAATCCAGATGAGCGGAGAGATATATAATCTACAAGAGGCTAGAGATGTATTTGACGATTGGATACGTCTTGGCTATACTGATGTAGATTTAATGTGTGAATATAGATTTGAGGAGTAAAGTTATGAAAAAATATAAAGTATATTATTCAATAGCCCATCATGGCTCAATAGAAGTTGAAGCTGATAGTAATATGGAAGCTGAAGATATAGTTTGGGATATGTTGCATGACGATGAAATCTCAGAAAAAGACACTATAGATTCAGATTACCAAGTAGATTTAAGTGTGGAGATAAACTAATGAATAGACTTATGCAAATTTCAAACCACATGGATATAGCTTTAGATGCTAAGGTAGTTCGATATTGTGATGAAACTCAGGTAGTTATATCAATGCTCAATAATCCTAGAAAGGCTCTGGAAAAAGATAGAGTTTATATTGTACACAATGTTAGCTTTCTTGATGGTTGCTCTGTATTCTGGGGTCATTACGATTTAACCTTTGAACAAGCAGTAAATAGTTTTAACTACAAAGCAAGTTATTAAATTAAAATGAAGATAAATAATTAGTAAGTAAGTTTCTTACGAACTTACTAATTATTTATTCTTCACAAAAGGAGACGGCAATGTTCAATGTTCACTGTAAAGCGGTTCAAGAATATTCTCAGCGTAATGCTAACAACATGGCAGACACTGTACTCATGGTAGTGTTATCTATTCAGCAAAACTGGTTAGGTGTCGGCAACCAAATGACTGATGTTAGGAATAACAAAGCAGATTCCAAATTTCTATGGGGTAATAAGCTAAAGACTTATCACTATCTAATGGCTAACAAGCACAAAATGTTTGCTCAAGTCAAAGCAGTGTTAGTAAGTAATAAGAACTATGATGACAGAGCTATGTCGTTGATGAAGATATTTCTTAGAGTAGACGGCTTAGGTCTACCCAAAGCAGGGTTTTGCTGTCAGCTGATAGCAGGAATGGTTGGTTGTATGGATATTCATAACATTAGAATGTATGACCTAGACACTAAGACTTTGAAGCTCAACCCTAAACCTAAGACTGAGAAGGCTAAGCAAGCCAATGAAGACAAGACAAAAACCTATATAGCTTTATGTCATGCTTATGGTTGTGAGAATCTTTGGAACTCATGGTGTGAGAATCTAGCTACAAAATCTAAGCGTTGGCAAGATGCTAACCATGTAAGTGAAGTACATTACACTTATCTTATTGGAGAATAGTTATGACTATAATTGAAATAAACTTAGAGTTTGAAGCTGATGAGGTTACAGAAGCAGATGTTTATAATTATATAAACGAATTAATCGAGAACAATTCTTTATCCTACGAGGTTAAATAGTTATGAATAGAGCTGAATTTTTAGAGTGGTTAGATACTTGTCCAGTAGAAAATCATGTATGTATAGACTCTACTGAAAGCATTGGCATTATATTTTATACAAGCGAGGAAAATAGCGATGAAGACTAAGTTTAAAGTTTATGTGATTGAAGAAATGGAAAGTAGCTATATTGTAGAGGCTGAAAGCATAGCTGAAGCTGAAAGTAAAATGATGCAAGGTGATTATGACGAAAGCACTAAAGAAATTGAAGACATATATAACTCTAGAATAGTAGACTTAGACGAGGTTGTAGATGATGAATGAAACCTATACAGTTTGGGTTGGTGGTGTTGAAGCCAACAATTATCCAGTATCCTTAGACGTAGCCCATGATATAGCTGATGAGTACATTGGTCAGGGCTATGAAGATGTTGAAATTGAGGAGATAAAAAATGACTGATAAAGAATTTATTGAAGCAGTATTCGAAGAAGTCTATGGCGACAATGCTATCAACAGAGGCTTCAGCAAGCAAGATGTAGTTGAAGAATTACAGAACATGAATAACATTATAGGTGGCTATGAAAATAGCGAAACCCATGTATGGCACGAGGTATAAAACTATGAACCTACAAGATATGTTAGACGAATATATAAACTATAAAATACAAGATGTCCTTGATGTAGCTTTAGCCAACAAGAAAAAAACTGTAACTAAAGACTTAGAATCTGTTAGAGGTTGGCTTAGAGAACTAGAGCATACCCTAGATGATGTTAAGACTCTATCCGATGAGAATGAATATAACATTGGAGACTTTGAAACACGAATCGGTAAACTTGAAGACGATACTGTACAACTAAATCAAGGTGTAATAAAATCTCAAGTGCGAGAGATTCTAACTAAATCTAAACTAACTGTGGAGTAAACTATGGAACTTCCAACTCTTGAAGAGTTTGAAAATACTTGTGCCGAACACCTCTGGTTGTTTACCTTAGAGCCAGACTTGAATAGAGCTATGGAAGGCTTGAAGACATACCACTATATCCAAGACGTTATCAAGAAAGGTGGCGGTAAATATAAACAGATACACCGCAAAGCATACGAAAAATTTATTGACGATACGAAGGAGAATGCCAATGACTACGGATTCGAAAGAAGCTCTAATTGAAAAGGTCTTTGAGCAAATGATTAAAGACTTTAGAGACAAAGAATACTCACCCATTTATGAACTATTAAGTCATGTCCCAACCAATACACTTGAGGGCTTTTTAGCCGAGGTAGAATTTTATGAGAAGTTTTTTCCCAGAGACAATGTGGAGAATAGATAAGCTGAATACAGCAAGCACTAAACCTAGCTACACAACAGACATTGAAGATGCTAAGAAGCTAGGTGAATCCTATGGCGGTGCTTATATTATTACACAGCTAAAGGGTGACAGACTTAAAGAAGAGATGAGGGGATTACATGACTAGTAAATGTATATTGTAATATATAAATTAACTTACTTAATTACCTTATAAGTTAATAAGAAGTTCAGTATGAACTTATTAACTTATAAGGTATTAAGTTAGTATACCACAAGTCGAGGCACTTGTTAAGCATTTTTTTAAACTAAAGGTAAAAAACTATGGAAACTTTATTTAACTTTGTAGCATCAGCAGTACACTCACTCGTTTTTAGCGGTAAGAAAAACGGCAAACTATTTGGTAAGTCTTTTATTGTTAGACGTAGAAGTTCTAAGAACCGCTTTGAAGTTAGTAAGGGCGAGTGCTTCAACATTCTACACTGTTACAAATGGGCTTTCTATTTACAACACAAAGGCTCAAGAGCTATTAGTTTCAATAACATCAAGGATATCAACGGCTTAGAAGGAGTACGATAATGTCTAACGTCACACCTATGTTTCAAAACTATGGTGCTACCCAGTCCCTTAGAGATAAGGGATATGGGTCAGCAGAGTTTGATATATCAACACAACCTTTGAATTACTTACCCGCTGAAGAATGGCTACCTGAAATAAAAAGTTCTAAGTCTGTAATTTATCGTACAGATACTGGTGAAGAGCTAGGTGTCCATGGTCATGGCTATCAACCAGTAGCTCCTAAGCAGATGATAAATGCTACAAGGGCTATACTGGAACGCTCTGACTTAAACATAACAGGTATTGAAGAACGTATAAGGACTTCTCATAATGGCTCTAGGTGCTTTGTACAATATACTCTACCTGCCCATGACTATAAGACTCCAGACGGAGACACTGCATCTCTTAGTCTACTTGCCACCAGTTCTATTGACGGGACGTTTCCCTTTATGATTAGTGCGGCAGCTATACAGTCTGCTTGTACAAACCTACAAGTGTTTATTGGTGGTGAGGTTGCAGTATATAAATCTAAACACACCAAGAGTTTAAACATTGACCATGGTGCTAACATAATTATCAAGGCTCTCGATGTCTTTGAGAATCAACGAGACTTGTGGCAACAGTTTCAGAATCAACATGTTAGTTCTAACGAAGCCTTTATAGAAATATGTAAGGGTGTAGGTTCTGGGAAACTTATTGACGAACTGGTAGATTCAACTCCCGATTATGTTATAGCTAATAATAAAAACAAAGCTAAGAATGCTCATTACATTTGGACTAAGTATCAGATGTACAAGATGAGACTGGGCGAAAATCGTTGGGCTTTATATAATGCTTTCACCGATTGGTCTACACATTCAGAGGGCTATACAAAAGCTTCACAATCTAATATAGCTTCTGTGTTAGCCAACCGACAAGACATGGTGCGTAAAGCATTTGCTAAGGCGGCATAATGTTATCAGAACAGATGACCGAACTTGAGCGAGAGCTACTTGTTATAACTATGGAAGAGTGTGCCGAACTTGCAATGGCTTGTAGTAAGCTGTTGCGGTTCGGAGATGAGATAAAACATAGGGATAACTTAATACAGGAAGCAGGTGATGTTATGTGTATGGCTACCCTGCTAGTCGAACATAATCTTATGGAAGAATCTGATATGCTACAGGCTGTAAAAAACAAACGAAACAAACTGAAAATGTGGAGTAGTTTAATCAAATGACAACATTCATAATTACATTGAGTCTGTTGTCGCTGAGTGCCCCGATGTGGCTAGTATTAACTGTGGCTATAGCGGGGACTGCATTTGAAATAACAAACCCATACGAAAATATATTGAAAAAAAACTTTACAAAGAAGTAAACTTGTGGTATAATCACACCTTAATTTTCAACCAACAAAAGGAAATAGTAACATGGCAATAGTATCAGGAACAGCCTACTGGGCAAGTGTAACAACACCGAACACTACTTATGAACCAGTGTACACAGTAAACCTAGTAGTCGATGATGACACAGCAGAGTCTTTTAAATCTAAAGGCTTCACTGTAAAAGACATGGACGAGGGACAAGCGTTAGTAATCAAGCGTAAAGTTAATGGCCCTAACGGGATGGTACGTCAACCACCTAAGCTAGTAGACTCTGCAAAGAACCCACTAGATGAGCGTGTAGGTAATGGCTCTAAGGTAAAGGTGCAGTACAAAGAGTGGGAATCTGTATGGAAAGGTAAGACTTTCAAAGGTCTTGACTTCCAAGCTATGCAGGTTCTAGATTTAGTAACAGTCGGAGACGTTGATGGTGGCGAGTTCGACATTGAAGATGAAATGGGAGATGAGTTATAATGGATACATATAAGAAAGGCGATGTTTCTTATGAGGTTGCAAAGCTCGATGAAGAGGCGCAAGGTTTGTTTGCGCTTCTAGGTCAAGCAATGGTAAACGTCAGACAGTACAACGATAAGATTCAGTTAGTACAAGCAGGAGCTACATATATACAAGGACTGTTTGAAGATAAGCTTACGGATGAAGCTATCATAGACGAGGACACGGAAGTTGAAACCGAAGATTAATCACGAGGTATCAACATGGCTTTTGTCAAATACAATCTCCCCTGCCACAGTTGTGGGGGAAGTGACCCAGTAAGCCAGAATGCTGATGGGTCTGCGTATTGCTTCAGTTGCAATACTTATTTTAAAGACTACGGCACATCGGAAGTGCAACAAGATAACGTAACGGACTTTGAAAGTTATCAACCAAGACAGGATGGTGCTAGTTTCAATGCCCTTACTGACCGTGATATTAGTATAGAGACAGCCAAAAAGTATGGCGTTAAATCTACTACCACAGTCGGTGGGCAAGTGACTAGCCACCACTATCCTTTCTACAACAACGGAGAGCAAGTTGCTACCAAGATTCGCAAACAGAACAAACAGTTTGCATGGCAAGGAGACTCCAAAGAAACAGGGTTGTTCGGAGAACAGCTTTTCAAATCAGGCGGTAAGTTTATTACAATCGTAGAGGGAGAGTGTGACGCTATGGCGGCATACGAACTACTCGGAAGTAAGTGGCCTGTAGTATCTATAAAGTCGGGAGCACAAGGAGGTGCTCGTGATGTTAAGAATAGCTTAGAGTTTCTAGAATCTTTTGAGACTGTAGTTATTTGTTTCGACTCAGACGATGTTGGTAAGCAGGGAGCTAAGGCTATTGCCAAGCTACTCAAGCCAAACAAAGCTAAGTTGATGACATTGCCAGAGGGTTTCAAAGACCCTAACGATATGCTCAAGTCTCGGAAGCACACAGCTTTTGTCAGTGCTTTCTGGGATGCTAAGACATATACTCCATCTGGCATTCTTAATCTATCCACTCAGCTTGAGGCTTATCGCAAGCTTCAGACTGAGAAGAAAGACTCTATCCCCTACCCTTGGCATGGACTCAACGCCAAGCTAGAGGGCATGAGGTCAGGAGAACTAGTAACTCTTACTGGTGGTACTGGTCTAGGTAAGTCTAGTGTGACTCGTGAAATTGAGCACTGGCTTATCAATCACACCAAAGACAACGTAGGTATCGTAGCCCTTGAAGAGAACTGGGCTAGGACTGCCGAGGGTATTATGTCTATCGAAGCTAATGCAAAGCTTCACCTCAACAGTGTCAAAGAAGAAGTAGGCGAAGACAAACTGCTCGATGTTTACCGCAATGTATTTATGGGTGAGAACGAGGGTCGTGTTTGGATTCATGCCCACCTTGGTGTCAATCACTTAGATGATATATTCAGTAAGCTCCGCTACCTAATCGTGGGTTTAGATTGTAAGTGGGTAGTTGTTGACCACCTCCACATGCTTGTACTGCAAGCACTAGATGGTGACGAACGTAAAGCTATTGACAGTATCATGCACCGACTTCGCTCTCTTGTAGAAGAGACAGGTGTAGGTATGATACTAGTGTCTCACCTCCGTAGGGTTGATGGCAACCGAGGACATGAGAATGGAATAGAAACAGGGCTATCACACTTACGTGGCAGTCAGTCCATTGCTCAGCTTAGCGATGCCGTTATATCTCTTGAGCGTAATCAACAGTCGGATGATGACGTAGAAGCTTCAACGACCAAGGTGCGAGTGCTCAAGTCCAGATATACTGGTGACGTTGGAGTAGCCTGCAGCTTAATGTATGATGGAGACACAGGTAGATTATGTGAGATACCTAGCGAGGATGACTACAGTGCATTTGATGGAGATGAGTTATGAACATAGTATTTGATATTGAGGCAGATGGTCTCAACCCCAGTAAGATATTCTGTATTGTAGCACAGGACGTAGACACTGAAGAGGTGTTTACGTTCGACAATACACAGCTCGAAGCAGGTTATGGTTTCTTAAAGTCTGCTACTAAATTAATCGGACACAACCTATTAGGTTATGACCTACCTGCACTTAAAGATGTAGAGGGTATTGACCTCAGCGACAAGAAGATTGTAGATACATTAGTCCTTTCTAGATTATTTAAACCAACCCGTGAGGGTGGCCATGGTCTAGAGTCTTGGGGTTATCGCCTCAAGTTTAACAAGGGTGACTATGGTGACAACCAAGATGCTTGGGATGCTTACACACCAGAGATGCTTGAGTACTGTAAGCGTGATGTAGAACTGAATACAAAAGTGTATATGGCTTTGCGGCAAGAGAGCCGTGGCTTCACACCTCAGTCAGTTAGATTAGAACATGCAGTGGCTAAGATTATAGACCAACAAAGACGTAACGGCTTTGAGCTAGACACCAAGAAAGCTATGATGCTAGTTGCAATGTTCCAAGACAAGCTCAATGAAGTAGAAACTACAGTGCATGAAACATTCAAGCCTAAAGTTATAGTACAAGAACTGTATCCTAAGTACACAAAATCTGGTGCTCTATCTAAACTTGCACAGGACTTTGACAACAAAGGCGTACGGCTTACTGATGATGAGTGGGCTGAGATGAGCAGAACAAAGGAATATGTAACTCGTAGAACACCTGTACCTTTTAACCTTGGCTCAAGAAAACAAATCGGTGAGTATCTGGTTGATGCAGGTTGGAAGCCTAAGAACTTTACACCTACTGGTCAGCCGATTGTTGATGAGGGTACGCTATCAAGAGTTAAAGGTATACCTGAAGCTGCCTTGATTGCTGAGTATCTAATGCTTCAAAAGCGTTTGGCTCAAGTAAACAGTTGGCTTAAAGCTCTTGAACCTGACAACAGGATACGAGGATATGTTAATCACAATGGTGCAGTAACAGGACGTATGACACATAGTCACCCTAACACGGCTCAAATACCGAGCACTAACTCACCCTACGGCAAAGAGTGTAGGGAGTGTTGGACTGTAAAAGATGGTAATCAACTGGTAGGCATTGATGCTTCTGGACTAGAACTAAGAATGCTTGCACACTATATGAACGATGAGGGATACACAAATGAAATTCTCAACGGAGACATCCACACTACAAATCAAAAGCTTGCAGGACTTGAATCTAGAAATCAGGCAAAGACTTTCATCTATGCCCTTTTGTACGGAGCAGGAGATGCAAAGCTTGGGTCAGTGGCTAAGCAAGGCAAAGCAAGAGGTAGAGAACTACGAAACGCATTTCTTGATAGTCTCCCATCATTTAAATCTCTTGTCCAACGAGTACAAAGAGAGAGTAAAAAGGGATTCCTTAAAGGATTAGATGGTCGCAAGGTTGCAGTACGCTCTGAACATGCCGCACTCAACACACTACTCCAGTCAGCCGGTGCTATAGTTATGAAAGAAGCCTTGGTTCTTCTGGACAACAGCATAAAAGAAATGAGATTAGATGCTAAGTTTGTGGCTAATGTACATGATGAATGGCAGATTGAGTGTCGAGCATCAGTCGCAGATAAGGTAGGTAAGCTCGGAGTAGAAGCTATTATACAAGCAGGTAAGAACTTAAACTTAAACTGTCCTCTTGATGGGGACTACAACATCGGAGATGGTTGGCATGAAACCCACTAAAGCAGACAGAAAGAAATTCGACCTAGACTTACAGTATGGTGAAGTGCGTGAAGATAAGATTGCAGACATGCTCACCAACAAAAAGATAGAAGTTAAATCAGAGCGTGACCTATGGCAAAAGACTGGTAACATTTGTATTGAGTATAAGTCTTGGGGTAAACCATCAGGCATTGACGCAACTGAATCAGACTACTGGTTTCACAACCTATGTGTCGGTGATGATGAATACTGTACACTGGTGTTTAACACTAAGACTCTCAAGAAGATTGTTAAAGGTCTAGACAGTTTCAAAACAGTTTCAGGTGGCGACAACAGAGCAAGTCAAATGTATTTGCTAAACCTACAAAAACTGTTTTCAAGTGATGTAATCAAAGCCTTTAAGGAGTTAGATTATGAGCAAGCTTAACACTATAGTACCTGACATATATAATATGCTAGAAAAGCTTTCAGATGGCGAGCCTCTTCCAATAACGGAGGAGGCGCTTGATGAAACTATGGCCTCAATGAAAGAAGCTATTATGCACTGGGCTACACCCCGTAAGCGTGACACTGATTTCACTGTTAGAATGTCTAACGTAGGTAAGCCGTCTCGTCAGATGTGGTTTGAGAAACGAGACCCCAATGGTCGTGGCTCTGTTGATGGGGCTACACAGATTAAGTTTTTGTATGGTCATGTGCTTGAAGAGCTTGTGCTGATGCTTGTTCGTATGGCAGGACACAATGTAACCGATGAGCAAAAAGAAGTTAAGGTTAACGGCATTGTTGGACACATGGACTGTAAGATTAATGGCGAAGTTGTTGACGTTAAATCCGCCTCTAGATTTGCATTCAATAAGTTTCAGAACGGCACATTAGCCGCTGATGACCCCTTCGGTTATCTCGGACAGCTTGCAGGGTACGAAGAAGCAGAGGGTACAGATGAGGGTGGCTTCCTTGTTATCAACAAAGAAAGCGGTGAGCTATGTATGTACACTCCCGATGACTTAGATAAACCTAACATCAACACAAAAATAAATACTCTATTAAGTGAATTAAAACTTGACAAACCCCCTGAACTATGTTATACTCCCATACCTGATGGAAAGAAAGGTAATATAAAATTACCAAAAGGTTGTTCGTGGTGTAAGTATAAACACGAATGTCACAAGGACGCTAACGATGGTGCAGGTCTTAGAACTTTTAAATATTCTACAGGCTATACATACCTAACACAAGTCGTAGCAGAACCCAAAGTGGATGAGGTACTATGAATCGCAGGAAAAGCAAAAGAATCTACAAGCAATCTAAAAGACTTCAGCTCGAGTGGCTGAGGTCTTTGGTTGACGAAGTAGAGGCTAATAAGATTAATGCAAATAACATGGAAGAGATGCTCCCCGACCAGAAACACATCTGGGGTCAGGGGCAATTAAGACTCAGCTTCTATACAGACAAATGGCTAAACAAAAAGATAAAGCAGCTAATTAAAATATTTCCAGATAAAGAAATAGAAGACATTACAAGCGAGGACATAGTGTGGAAGATGTCGAAACGCTAGGAATAGAAGATGCTATAATAGCAATAGGAAGCTACTTATATAATTCAAACAGGACAATCTCTGATGTTGATGATGAGTTTTTAGAAGCGTTACTGCTTTTAGTCAGCGTTGAGCTTGAACGCAGGGAGGCAACACTACATTGAAAAAAGTTAGGAAGGGCTTTAGAAAGCCACGAGTTAAACGACCAGTGGATAAGAACTTAGTTAAAGGCTACGACTCTAACTGGGAGTACGAACTCCACTCAGGTATCTTAGATGCTTGGGAGCATCATGTTGATAAGGTTGAGTACACTGTTAATCACAAGTACGAGCCTGACTTTGTTAAAGTTATTGACGGCAAGAAGATATTGCTTGAAGCAAAAGGCAGGTTTTGGGACAGCGCTGAATACAGTAAGTACATCTGGATTAACAAAGCTCTTCCTGACGACATTGAGTTAGTGTTTTTATTTGCTAATCCAAGCGCACCAATGCCTCAAGCTAAGGTACGTAAGGATGGCACAAGACGCTCACACTCTGAGTGGGCAGACAAGAACAACTTTAGATGGTTCAGTGAAGATAGTATACCTGACAAGTGGATTAACGTAAAGAAAAGAGAGGACTTTAAGAATGAGCATTGATGATGCAACCCCTGCTGATTGGGATAAAGTAACTTTTAAAACAAACAAAGTAGGTGAGCCCACGTTTGAGGAGTACATGAAACGACTCAACTCTAACTGGGTATTTGATAGCACAAGAGGCACTGACCCTGTTGTTACTGCTGATGCAGGAGACTTTGAAGATTGTTGGGATAATGAAAAAGCCGACAATGTAAACAGCCCCTCGCATTATAACTATGGCAAGGTAGAGTGCATCGAAGCTATTGAAGAGAGCATGACCCCTGAAGCTTTCAAAGGCTACCTAAAGGGTAACGCTATTAAATACTTGTGGCGCTACGAAAGGAAGTCGAACGCAGTGCAAGATTTACAGAAAGCTGCTTGGTACTTGAGCAGACTTACTCAAACAAATCTATCTGATAATGACTAAGTGGTGGCGTATCTGGGCTAAGTCTCTTGGAGAGAAGGTAGGAGAGACAGATAAGCAAGCAGATACAGTGGCGGCTATTAGGACTTTTTGGTGGCTCGTCCACATCGCTACCTGTTTTATGATTATTTTAAACAACGCTACAAATTTAGGTTGGTTATAATGGACAGAAAAGAAGAAAGGCGTAAAAGCTTTCAACGCAAAAAGAAATTTAAAAAGATAACAAGGTCTTCTAAAGCTAAGACCGAACGCAAAAAAACAAAGGAAAACATAGATGACATTTTATTTTTGGAACAGACTTTTTAGTTTAGAAGTAAGAAATGGAATCGGGCTCGATTTAGAATTTTGTGATAGTCGACCCGTATGGACAATGAAAGATGGCGAACATGACGTAATGCCGTTTGAGGGGCTCGTAATACAGCTACCCTTTCTAACCCTATCTATCGGCAATGTATATCAGGAGAGTTAACATGAGAGCAAGACATCAATATTTTTTAAAAGCAGTAGTATTATTTTTAGTTTCACCAGTGTATGTACCCGCAGTAATTGTATGGAAAAACAAGGAAGATGTACTATCTTTCTACAAAGAGTTTTGGCAAGCTGTAACATTCACTCACCCTGAATACGAAGGCATGGAGTAATAGATGGATAAGTATCAACAGTTTATACACAAATCTAGATACGCTCGATGGCTTTCAGAAGAAGGTAGGCGTGAGACTTGGGAGGAAACAGTACAGCGTTATGTAGACTTTTGGGTTAACCGCAAACAGATAGACAAGAAAACATCTGAGCGTTTGTATGATGGAATCGTAACACAGAAAGTAATGCCCTCTATGCGTTGTATGATGACAGCGGGTGAAGCACTAGACAAAGATAACGTAGCAGGATTTAACTGTAGTTACCTAGCTATTGACTCGCCTCGAAGCTTTGATGAGCTAATGTATGTTCTTATGTGTGGCACAGGTGTTGGCTTTAGTGTTGAGCGTAACTTCATCAATAAGCTACCAGTAGTAGCAGAAGAGTTCCACCCTACAGACACCACGATTGTAGTGGCTGACAGTAAGATTGGTTGGGCTAGTGCATTCCGTGAGTTAATTGCTATGCTATACGCAGGTAAGATACCTAAGTGGGACATGAGTAAGGTACGTCCATCAGGCGCTAGACTCAAGACCTTCGGTGGTCGTGCATCAGGTTCTGCTCCATTGGCTGACCTATTTCGTTTCTGTGTAGAAGTCTTTCAGAAAGCAAACGGACGTAAGCTAACGAGCATTGAGTGTCACGATGTTGTATGTAAGGTTGCAGACATTGTGGTTGTTGGTGGCGTAAGACGCTCAGCACTTATAAGTCTATCAAACCTATCAGACATTCGTATGGCTAAAGCTAAGACAGGTGCATGGTGGGAAGCAGATGGTCACAGGCGATTGGCTAACAACAGTGTAGCGTACACAGAAAAGCCAGACTTCGAAGCCTTCATAAACGAAATGAAGACTCTATACGAAAGCCGTGCAGGTGAACGAGGATTGTTTAGTCGTGTAGCTGCTCAGAATATTGCAGCTCGTAATGGACGTAGAGATTCTGAACAGGACTTTGGGACTAACCCTTGCTCTGAGATTATCCTACGCTCTAATCAGTTCTGTAATCTATCTGAGGTTGTAGTACGTGAAGATGATACAGCAGAAACACTAAAAGAAAAAGTAGAACTAGCGGCTATTATCGGTACGCTTCAGGCTACTCTTACAGACTTTAGATATCTGCGAAACATCTGGCACAAGAACACATCCGAAGAAGCTTTGCTTGGATTGAGCATGACTGGTATTATGGATAACAAACTATTGTCTGGTCAAGAAGACCAAGCAGAACTAGAAAAGACTTTGGAGAGTTTAAGAGATGTCGCTATTGCAACCAATAAGAAATGGGCTAAGAAGCTTGGCATTGAGCAGTCTGCAGCTATTACTTGTGTTAAGCCTAGCGGTACTGTGTCTCAACTTGTCGATTCTGCTTCTGGGATTCACCCTCGTTTCTCTAAGCATTACATTCGGAGAGTACGTTCAGACAAGAAAGACCCACTTGCAGTCTTTATGGAAGCAGCAGGATTCCCAGTAGAACAAGATGTAATGTCAGAGTCTTCTGTGGTGTACAGCTTTCCTGTTAAAGCACCAGAATCTAGTGTGGTGGTAAAAGAAGTAGGGGCTATGGAGCAGTTAAAGCTTTGGAAGACCTATCAGAACTCTTGGTGTGAACACAAGCCAAGTATCACTGTGTACTATACAGATGATGAGTACTTACAAGTGGCTCAGTGGATATGGGATAACTTTGATATTTGTTCAGGGATTAGCTTACTGCCAGTTAGTGACCATGTATATCAACAAGCACCCTATGAAGATATAGATGCTGATGAATATAATAAGCTTCTTGAGTCAATGCCACAGAACGTGAACTGGAATGACTTAGTTTACTTTGAACAAGAAGATAACACTACCGGTTCACAGGAGTTAGCTTGTGTCGGTAATGCCTGTGAAATAACGTAGGTATTAAATATGAAAGCAAAGGAAGCTAACATATTATCTTTTAGAATTATTGTCAATCATTCGGGGGCCATCCTAACGGAACTGGGTGGTCTCCCCGAAGAACGATTACATGAGCTATTCAAAGGGGATGAGTTAGCTCTCATACGTAAGATTATTCGTGATGCTAAACCTAAGTTAGAAAACATGCACGAGTACTTAGAACGAGAGCTTACCGCCTACTCTACCACTTAACTTTATCAGCCCAATATGCTGCGGACATCTTGCCTTTTTTGATGTTCTTAGCATGGCGGGCTTTAAAGCTTTTACGTTTAGCTTTCATTCTAGCAGATTCACCCGCCTTAGCCTTACCTGCAGTACTAGCACCTTGTTCTCCAAAGCGTATAGTCTTTACCTTATCTCCTACCTTAGCTACAACAACGTGAGATTTCTTTGGGTGGCTAGGAGTTCTTTTAGGTTTATTATATCCTGAAACTCCTGCCCTTTTAAGTCTTGAGTCTTTAGCTTTACCGCCCTTTTTAAGTTGTTCTCTCATCGTTTTTTACCTTTATGTAGTCCGTGTTTAGCATGCTGCTTCCCTTTCTTTGTAGCTGCTCTTTTCTTTTTATTAGCAGCAGCTAACTTCTTTCTACCCGCAGCAGTTGACTTTAGCTTAGCAATTGTTTTCTTGGGTGCATACACCTCACCAGTCTCTGAAGACTTCTTACCACTAGCTGTTGTCCACTTCTGCTTAGTCCATTTCTTTAAAGACTTTTGAGATTTTTTAAGAGCCATTACTTATACCCTCCACCTTTAGCCTTATACTGTTTAGCAAGCATCTGTGCTTTACGTGCAGACCACTGACCTGCCTTACCACCCTTAGTGCCCGCCTTAATCTTGTTAAACAAGTTCTTACGCATAGTGGGTTTAGTATAGTTTCCTGCCTTATTAACTGTAGATTTTTTCTTAGTAGCCATATTAGCCTCCTACGTATTTCTATTTACGCCTTTAACTTTCTCAGCAGTTCTCATAGCGCCTAATCCAAGCATGCCCATAAGTACTGGCATCATAGTTGACATATCTAGTATAGGGACTTCAATGGTAGAATTGGCAAGAGCAAGCGAAAAATTTGCCAACGGGATAAGAAGATAGTTACTCGCAAGTCCAACACAACAAGTCCAACCAACAGCCGGTCTCCAACCCGACACAAACAAGCTCTTATGTGCCGCTTCTGTCTTATTAACTTCAAGTTGCGCTTTCGCAAGCTCCTGTGCGTGTTTTTCAGCCATTGTCGATAGTTCAAACGCAATTGCATTCTTCTTGTCTTTATCCTCTATAAACTTGTCTAGTAGTCCTGTAACAGGTCCAATCAATTGTTGTAACATAATCTTACTCCTTAGTACTTCCACATTACAGGGGTTGTTTCACGAACGTCTACGTGTATAAATCCACGAGCCACTCCTACGCCTGTGAAGCCCATAGCAAGTGCGTTCTTAACAATTGTAAAGCGCTGAGAGCCGCCATTAACTGCGATGTCAGCTGCAATTCCCTGTGCATGAGTTCCCGGTTTTGATTTTTTAGATTCTATACTGTGCTTCTCTGAACGATAACCGCTTGTAATATAGAACGGAAAGCCGCAAGCAGCTCTAAGCTCATCTAGCTTGTGGATAAACTCCTCGCTCATGTGGTTTTCGCCAGTCTCCTGACAATCAAAATCAGACAATTTAAAATATTTAAATGTACTCAATCTATTCTCCTTTGTTTAAATTAGCTTTTAAAGCTGTAATGGTACTTCCTTTAGTCGGCTGATTACTAACAGCCACTACGGGTTCTTCTTGAGATACTGACTCAGCCTTTTGAATGATTGCATCTTCATCAACTTCACCGCCCTCTGCAAACATTGGCAAGCCTTTTAGAATGTCTTTACGCATCTTTTCTGTAATCTCTAGTACAGGAAGCTTTACGACATCTTCATTCTGCTTTATTTCTTTTACTTTAATATTTACATCATATTTGTTAGCAAAGTTTGTTTTAAGAAGCCTCATTAGAGTCTTGTCGTAGAACTGTTTCATTTTTTCTCCGCCCTTTTCAATCTCTAAGTCTTCTAAAACTTTCATTTTTCCCGGACCAGATTGTATAAACTCTCTTTGATTTTCTGTTCTAAATACAGGCTGAGAAAAAAGATTATCTACATTTTCTTTACCTATTATTTTAGCTGCTTCGTCTAAATAATTTTCACCAAAAGCACTGTATCCATCTTTTTCATTGCTTATAACCTTAAAGATGTTTCCTTCTTTATCGTAAAAAGAAATTCTATTTACACCTGACTCAAATTCTTGCAATTGTGCAGTATCTATTTTAGATATTTGACGGTTTCTCTGTCCTTGCAAGCTTCCTGTAGTTAAAGCTACTTCATCATACCCGCCCTCAGCAGCTTCCATCATAGCTTTTTTTAATCCAAGAAGAGCCCATTTCTTTTCATTTTCAAATGGCATAATCGGAACTACTTCGTTTCTTCCCATTTGATGTACGTCACTCTGTATTTCATCAATTAAAAGAATTTTACTGTTGCCTTTTACAGGCTCTACATCTGCCAAACGTATGTGAGCTATAGGATTTTCAAGTGTTGGAAAGTGAGGATGTACAAAGTCAAAGGCAGATTTTTTAAATCTTTTTTTCAATAAGATAGGCAGCTCTCTATAGTTTTTAGTATCTCTTCCTTCAAAAGCAAAGTCTAAGTGCATTGGAACAACATCAAAATCAGGCTCGTCTAAAGCACTAAAACCGCCTTCCCACTCTGAGCGAGCAGTACTATACCAAGAATCAAACTCATCTCCTGAAATAACTCCCTCATCAATCATGTCTAAATCTAAAGGACGGTTGTCCTCAACCCACTCCCAGAACTCATCGTCTTTTTGCATTTCAAAAGTATCTTCTGGTAAGTCAAGGTCTGACTCATCTCTAGTATATGTAGACTTATCTGTATATCTACCTTCTTTAACATCTACGTCAAACTCAACATCGTCAAAATGGTTTTGTATTTCTTCACGAGTTACTTTTGGACTGCCTGCAAACTTATCTTCAGCTCCGGTCCAATTAAGCTCTTCTTTAGTAACACCCTTATCTCGAAGTCTTTTAAGCATTACATCGCCTGTGCCAGACTTTTGTTGAAGATTCAAAGCTTCTTTTTGAGCTTTACTAAAGAACCCTGAAGCTAGTTTAGGAGCTAGTACTTTAGCTACAGCACCGCCTATATTAAATGTGTGTCTTGAGTCACCGGCATCAAACTTGGTAGCCGTAGTAAGCTTAAACTGATTTGGCTCAAATAAAATATAAGAAGACTCAGACTCGCCCTTAAACCCAAACTCAATTTCATTTTTATACTTTATTGAATCAAAGCCCATTCCCTGAAGCTCTGTACGTAAATCAGTAGTTAGCTCGTATCCCTTTAGCTCAGCTTTGATTTTTTCAAGCATAGTTTCTTTAGGTTGAACTTTAATATCTTTAGCTCTTTCACTTAAAGCATTTAATTTCTTTTCAAGCTTTGAAGTTACTTTAACGCCAGAAAGATTTATATTTTCAATAAGTTCTTTAAGACCTTCTTCACTAGCTAGTATTTCTTCTGCAGCCCACTTACCTTCAGCTGTTTCTCCTTTGTATACTAAAGGATTTTTAACGTCTATATAGCCTTGTTGAATTAGGGTATCTTCAAATTCATAGTCTGCGGCTTTGCCTAATCTTTGTAAATCTTCAAATTCTTTTTCATAGTTTACTTGGTCAGGCTTTTTATTTTTAAACTTTATATATATCTCTGAAGCTTTGTTTTCATCGTAGACCTCAAAAAGCATATCTCTAAGTTTAACAGTTTGAGAAACTCCTTTTGTTCCTACATGCGTTCCCATTTCTCTAGAAAATGTAAATGCTACATTAAACTCGCTATCTTTAAAAGTCTGTACAGCACGATAAACTTTTTCTTTTTCAAAAGAACCTTGAAGGTATTCATTGATTTTTCCCTCTGCTCCATCTAAAGATTCGTCAGCTTTTTTTAATACTGATAGCTTAGGAGCTTTAAACTTACTAAAGTCTACCTCTCCACTTGCTGCGATTTTAATTATTGCATTTTTTGCAACTGTTAATGCCCCCTCCTCAGATACTAAAGGTTCTTTATCTTTAACTATTTGAGTTAAAAAGTCATGTGTGGCATCTAAACTATTTTCATCAAACTTAGATAAAGCAGCTTTACTTCTATCTTCTGGGCTTATGTCTATTTTTAACTTGCTATAAATATTTTTTATACTATTTAAATTACTAGCTACTGTGTTTCGAATTGCCTCACTTGAGCCTACAGAATCTTGAAGCTCTTCAATTGTCTGTAATGATAATTTATAATCATCATCAAAGCCCATTGATGTTCTAGCCTTATCCCAATTTATTTGAGAGTCTTTTTCTGTTTCGCTGAGCATTGCTTTTTTCCAAGCGGGGTTAGCTTCAAGCTCTGTAATTGACTTATATTCTTTTTTAAACTCAACTGTAACAGCTGCGTCTGCAAAGTCTTCTAAGTCATAATCAGAAGAACTTTCTGAGTTTCTAATTAAGTTTAAATCGCCTTCAAGGTCTTGCGAAGTTTTATTAATAACTTTAGAATCTATTAGCCCCTCAGTTACTTTTTGAATAATCTCTCCTCTTGAGCTAACTTTATCTTCACCTGATTTAGCAATAGATTTAACAGCTAATTTAGACAAAGCAGAAACAGCCCCACCTAAAGCATATCCCGGAAGTTTTGTTTCGTCATCAAAGTCAGGTATGAACTCACCAAAAATTTCTTTTTGTTTTTTCTTTAAACTTCTGCGATAATGAGTTACTTTTTCGTCACCTAAAATCTGCCTACCAAAATAACTTCCAGAAACTACAGGAACTTTATTTCCTACAGTAGGTATGATACCTTGTTGAATCATACTTAAACTGTCTGAAGCTGCAGGACCAAAAGGAAGTGTAGCATAAGCTAAGTTACTTCGACTATACTTTGCTGCTGTTTTAGCACGTTGCAAGCTGTCAAGTAAAATTCCGTTACCACCCCAACGAGCAACCGCATCTCGTAAAATTTCAGAAGTTTCTTTGCCCTCTTCGCTTTGTCCACCTGTACGTGCATAGTTTGTCCAACGAGCCATTCCAGTCATAATTGTGCCTGCAGCCAAAAGCTTTCCTGCATTACGCTTAGGATTCTTTACAATTTGTTTAGCAGCACCTTTAAGTACAGTATTAGTAAAAGCTACAGGATAGCTTAACAACTGAAACATTACCGAAGTTTTAGGGTTGGAATAGAGTAGCGGTTTTAAACCAGACATTGCAGTAGGCTGTAAAACTACAGAGTTTGTATATCTTGCAGCACCGCCTAAAATATCTGTTTTATAAAACTCATCATCAGTTTTAGCGCCTGACTTATACCAAGCTAAAGCTTTTTTATGGTCAATCCCTAGCTCAGCTAACTCTCCTACTAGCGTATCCCCTGTTTTATCTAAAGGTCTAGAACCGTAACTTGAGAGTTTTTTAATATTATCATTAATTAAATGCTTACCACTAGAGAATGAAACACTTTGTACAAACTTCGTCCATTGGTCTAGCAAATTAAGTCTGAAGAACTTATTACTTGCTTGCTGTAAAGTTTCACTCACAAGCTCATCGCCTGCTAATCTGTCGCCTACTTGAGCTAATGCTTGGTCTACGTGAATGCTAAAGCTACGCATTTCAGCTAGAGCTTCTTTTGCAGTTAAGCCATGTTCTGTTTGTAGTTTAGTTTCTAAGTCTTTAGTAATGGTTTTATGTGATTTTTTTATTGCGTCCCCAAAACCTTTAGCAGAATTTACTACTCCGGCTTTGCCTAAGTTAATCATTACTTCTGTTAAACTAGACAAAGTTGCTAAGCCGAGTAAACCTACACGGTTAGCAAAACTATAACCGTCAACTACGTTTTGAGTTGTTTTTCCATATCGCTCCATTCCTTCACCTGTTGCAGAGCGATATAGTTTTTCAATTTGACGTTCTATTTTAGGTGTAAATTGTTCTCCTGCTTCAGTCATTTCTTCACGAATACGACTAATGTAAAACTTTTTAAACTGGTCGAAATTATTAACGCCAAGCACACGATGCTTAGCTAACGACTTCCCTGCCTGATAAGTATAAGCATGTAGTGAACCAAGAACGTCATTATTTAAAAACTCTTCAAAGTCTGCATCGTTTGCAATAGTGTCAATTTTACGCTTAGAGGAAAAGAAGTATCCGCCTCCAGTACCCTCGTCTACTTGGTTTTTAATATCAAGCATGTTATTAACTGTTCTACGAGCTTCTACTTTAGACATCCCTGCTTTATTTACAAACAAGTCTATAAGTTTTGTGGGGTCTTTTTCAATAGCACTACGCTTCCACATACGTGGAACATAGTTTTCAACTAAAGTATCAATAACGCCAATATCATTTAGTTTAACGCCCATTTCATTATAAAGACTTTTAATTTCTTTTGCTGCTGTGTCAATTGCTCTGTTAGCGTTGTCGTCAAAACCTGAGTGCTTAACTGCTTTAGTGCTTCGTAAACTTAAACTTAAAGCAGCATTCATTTCTTCCGCAAGCTTAGTGTCGATTTCGCTTAAAGATAGCTCATCTACAATAGCTCTAAAACGCTCATTGTATTTACCAGTAATTTCACGTTGGACTTCTGACAAATCTTTCTCAACTATCTTGTCTTGGGTTTTATATTTAACAGCGAACTCATGGCTTAGTTTTTTCTGAAGCTGAGACGCTGTTCCAGAAAACTTAGTAATAGGACTAAGTACACCTGCAGCCTTACCAAAAAAGTTACCACTAATATCTGATGCAACTACATATAAGCCTTGAATTAACTTATTAGTTTTTCCGTCTACCGTATCTTCTGCATCTGCAGCAGCACGAATAATGCGTAGTATATCAGCCCGTGTTTTTTCACCACCGCCTAAGTCCTCAGCAAACTTGTTAGCTACAACTATAACCTCTTTAGGTGTGATATCTTTTAAAGTTGTTGTAGTCCCTTCAAGAAGTTTTTGTACTTTACCTATTAGTTCTTCACCGGACGCAGGAATCCACTCGCCTTCTATGCCTTCATCAAAAACTTGTTTAGCTTCTCTAAGGCTTATTTCTTTAGGAACTCGTGTACCTTCTCTAAAGTAACTAGCAGCCATCTTGCCGCCTTGACCTAACAGTCCAAGACCTTTTACAGCTACAGGACCAAGAACTCCACCGGCTACTGTGCCAAAAGCCACTTCACCTAAGCTATAATCTTCTTCTTTTTTTATGTCTGCAGCAATATCTAATTCTTGTGCTAAGTGCGAAGCAGCTCCACCATAAGTTGAGCTTATTAACGCTGTAGCCTTTAAAGGGTTTTTAGTGCTTGCAGCCTTTGTAGCTTTTACAGCATTCATTAGTGCTTTAGTTGCTTGCGTCTGAGCAAGTTTTCTAGAAGCAACAGTCGCAGCTGAAGATATACCAAATGTAGAAACGCCAGAAAGTAATCCACCAATTGTAGCTAATCCTTCTGGACTAAATACTAAATCAGCACCATAATCTAAAACTCTGTCGAGCTGTTCTTTACCGCCTTTAACTTCAGCTTTGTCCCCAACGAGACTTCATTATACGAAAAGATTCTTTTACTTTTTCAGGAGCATCTTCAAGAGCTTTAGCGGTTGCAAGTGGAGCACCCAATCTCATAGTTAGGTCTCGCATAAACTCAGCAGGGTCTGTTTCCTGACCAGTAGTTGCTTGGTCAAATAAGTAGTTACCCATGCCTTTTTCTTCGGTCAGATATTCTGTAAGAGTTTCAAAACTTGATTGAACTAGCTCATCTTTTTCCCAATCTGTAACTGTGTATTCTTCGGGAGTTAAATAATTCTGAGCCTCACGCTCTTGTTTTTCTCTAGTAATATCCCCTAGTCCTTTAGAGAATGTATCCGAATCTGAACCGTCAAAAGAAAACGTATTTTTTATATTCGACATTAATTTATATTCCTTTTAAATTTATCGTGAAGAAAAGGGAGTAGCTGAGCTTAGCATTGAAGTGTTTCTTCTTTCTGCGGCTAGTCTTTTAGCTTCTTTTTCTTGTCTCTCTTTTTCCTCTTGTTGCTTTCGAGCTTGTATTTGCCTATTTCCCAGTTCTTCGTTATACGAATCAGACTGTAAAAGGGTTTGTACTGCAGATAACATTTTATCTTTACCGCCAAAATCGGAAGGGTTTAAATTATTATCTACTGCATACTTAACAATGTTAACCATAGATTCAATTTTTTCTCCGTCAGCATACTCATTAAAATAATCTAGTTCTTCTAGTTTAGTATCTAAATTTGCTCGTGTAGTTAAGTCTAAACCATATAAAGTATTATACAGCTTAACTCCGTTAGACATAATCTTAGGTATTGTTTGAGAAGAAGCACTAATCTTTTTAGTTTCTAAAAGCTCAGCAGCAGCAATGGCTGTCTCAAAAGGGTTGTCTAAACCTACAGTTACGTTATTACCTACACCTTCATTTTCGTTAACGTCTTTCTTAATCATGTGTAGAGTAATCTCACGGCCTACAGTAGGAGTTCCCCATCCTTGATATGGCGCAGCTTGTCCGCCCATTTGTATAGAACGAGATAAGTCTTCGCTCATTGATTCAAGCATGTCTCCATAGTTTGATGCAGTAGACGTTACTCCTGCGTCTGCTAAGTAGTCTTTTTGAGCTTTTTGAATAGTTTTAGTTTCTTCTGACGATAGTCTACGTAAAGCAGCTGTGCCCGCTTCAAAGTCTTTAAGAAGTGAAGCTCCAGTTAAAAAGTCTATTTCCCCTTGCGTTTGTTCTGCACTCTTAGATACATATCCTTGTGCAGTAATATGCACGATAGAACGGCTAGCAATAGTCCCGTCTGAATTATAGCTAGTCTTTTCTCGAACAGGAACTTTACGTGTTATCCCTACAGAATTAGTTATTTCCATCTCAAAACGCTCACCAAAATCTGGAGCAGGGCCAGACAACCCAAAGTCTTTTACTTCATTAGCTACGTAAGCTGCAAGCTCAGTATCTCTAGTTTTGCGATAGACTTCTTGATAAGTTTGCAAGCCTTTTGATTCTACTGTTTTACCATCCTTATCTACACGAGTGCCTGACTTAGTTCCTAAGCTAGAAAGTATTTCTTGGTTAGCTTTATGTAAGTCTTTATTTACATTTCCAGTAAGCGCAGAAACTCCCGGAATCTTTTTAATTAGCTGTGTTAGGCTTGAGCCTATAGTTCCATCACCCTGCATAGTTCGTAAGTTTTCATAATATCTTTCCTTATCGCCTGATGCCATGAACTGTTTATGTGCCATTACTCTAGATTGAAAAGATTCTTTATACTTGTCAAAGTACCCGTTAGTCAAAGTATTTTGAAGTGACTTAAACTGAGACTTGTTATATGTTCCCGGCTCATATGTATTGTGTAGCTGAGAACCTATTAGACCTTGAAGTTCATTTTTAAGATAAGCATCTTGACCGCCCGCATAGTCTTTAGCTTCTTGGTACTTAGCTGCAAAATCATTAGCTTCATTATATACAGTATCTATTTTAAGTTTATTAGCCATCATTTCTTCGTTATTCATCATCTTTTGATGACGTTGCATCAAGAGGTCTTCTGCAACATTGAAAGCTACTTTAACTCCTAATCCCTTCCAAGCATCACGCTTAGCACGTTTCTCGGCTCGTTTCTGTTCTGCTTTATTTCTTTCACGAATATCCGAAAGTAAGCTTTGTCCAAATTCAGATGCTTTCATATTTACTGTCCTTCAGTTGGGGCCATCAGGCTAGGTTGCTGTGTAGGTTCTTGTGCCGGTGCAGGCGCAGGAGCTTCTAATAAACTTGGAAGCTCTGGAAGCTCTGCCATGTCATTAAGTTGAGAAGGAGTTAATAAACCCTCTGGAACTTTATTAGGTCCGGCAGCTTCTCTAAGTTGATTTAGTTTGTCTTCTTTTATCTTAACTCCAAAGACTTCTTCTTCTTCATCATCGTCAGTATCAATAACTACGTCAATGCCTAGTCTTTCTGCTAGAGCTATAAGCATGTAAGCTACGGGCTCAATCATCATCATCATCAAGTCTGGGTTCAATGTGCCTTTTTGGAACTCATCAAAAAGTAAAACTTGCACTACAGGCATTACAGGAACACCTTTAGATAGTCCAGTCATAAGGCTTTCATAGGCCTCTTCACTTGTGACCTTATCCCACATATAATCACTAGCTTCGTGTACGTTCGTAAACTTAGGTGGCTGTTCGTAAGGGGCAGGATTTTCTGGGTCGTTGGTTAACGATTGTCCCGGAATTGGTCTGTCCATTTTAGCCATTTCAGCCATGTAAGTTTGCTCATCCATAACGTGCTCCTAATTCTTGTTGATAACTGTTTGCCGGACTGCCCCAAGGATTAGACATCGCAAAGCCAGAGGGGTTTACAGACATTTGATATGCTCTGTCATTAATTTCTGGAGAGCCATACTGTCCCATGAAAGCTGCTGTAGCCATCTCAGGGACAACTACACTTCCTTCGTATACTGTTGTATATACTGGCTTTTCTTGAAGTCCAGTTTCTGTTAGTACTTTACTTTGTAGTCCACTTTGGATAGTATCGTCTAGATTATCTACAAATTTTGAGGGAGCGTCAATAATTTTATCGGGTATAGATGTTACAGCATCCTTACCAGAGTCGTATAGTTTTTCAAAGAATCCTTTGTCATCTACCGCTGTAACGCCTGCATCCATTGCAGAGCTTTGAGCATTTTTAATTATATCAGGAGTATCTACTAAACTTGAAGATACTTTACTAACTTCAGTCGGAGCATCCAACAATGAAACAGTTTTATCTGCACTTGTGCTTACAATATCTTTTACAGTATTATCCACTACAGACACTGTTTTAGCTGCAGTAGTAGTTCCTGTAGTTACCGCTGATGGAGGTGGAGTATATCCAATTGCTTTATTGAAGTCTTTAACAAAAGCTTCACCATTTGTCATAACCTTTTGAGATACTTTGTCCCAAGCACTTCCAGTACCCTTACCGCCAAAAAATGTATCCGGAGCATTTTTAAGACTTGGCATTAGCTTATCCATTCCCGGAATCTTTTTAAGTGCAGTACCTGTAAACTCTTTTACAAAACTGCCAATACCATTAGTTACAGTTTTAAATGCTGAGTGTCCTGCTTTTGCAAAGTTTCCCGCTGCTTTTAATACATGACCTGCACCACGGATAATGGCGTTACTGCTGCCTAACATACCTGTACCGGCTGTTAAAGTCCCTGTTGTACCTGCAGTGGCAAATGTAGCTGACTTACCAACAAGGGCGTTAAAGCCTGTACCGAGCCCTTTCATTAGTGCACCCCCTATTGCCGGAAGCACGAACATCATAGCAATCTGACCGACAACTCCAATTTTATTCATAAATTTGCCGATACTTTTAACTGCAGACTTTATGCCCTTGCCGATTTTCTTTACGACCTTTTTAAGACCTTTTGCTATTTTACTGAAGAATCCCATTATACTTTTCCTTTAACTTATATTGAATTTTTTAGAGAGTTTAAATATGAGGTTAACTGTGAGGTGCTTTTCTTAGCAACTGTTTCATTTGAAATAGCTGTAGCAACTAACTGAGATTTTCTTTGCTCATCATTCTCATAAGCTTGGCGCACATAAGCTGCTTCATCACGTAGCTGTTGCCAAAGTTGTGTTTGCTCTTGAGACGTTAAGTTATATGCAATTTGAACATTCTGTTGATTAGCAGAGTTTTGAGCTGCCGTATCAGCTAAGTTAGCTTGTCTACGCCATGCTATATTTGATTGCTGTATAGCCTGAGCATTTGCAGCATTCCACTGGTCACGTTGGAAATCTTGTTGAGCATTGAACTTCTCTACGTCTGTAAGCATCTGAGCGTTAAACTGTTCGGCTTGAAGTTTGTTTCCTGCTTCTAAAGCTTCACGTTTGTTATTCTCTAAAGCATTAAACTGGCTTCGAGCTGATTGAGCACTAGAGTTGTATTGCTGTACTTGAGTATTCAAGCTCATCATAAACTGCTCAGTTTGATTTTCTGAAGTAGCATTAAACTGTCGAGCTGCATTTTGAGCCGCCTGATTGCTTAGCATAGCTTGCTGTCGTTGTTGCGATGAAAGAACATTCATTTGCTGTTCATTGCTTAAATTAGTCATGTCCATCTGTAAAAATGCTTGGGCGTTTTGAACCGCAAGTTTAGTATTCTTATCTAGATTTGCCATATTCATAGAAGCTAATGTAGTAGCGTCTTGCATAATAACTTGCTGCTCTGAACTAAACTCAGCGGCCACCATTGTTTGCATGAACTTACTATTAGCTAACTCAACTTGCTGAGCCGCATTAAACTTAGTCATATCAAAGTTAGCAACTGTAGAAGCATTCTGCACTGCTCGTTGTTGGTCAATAGTAAGCTGAGCCTGATTCATCTCTGCAGCTATCTTACCTTGAAGTAAGTTAGTTTGCATTTGAGTATTTAAGTTAGCAAGCTCTGTTTGCTGTGAAGCGTTTAGATTATCAGCACCTGTTTGATTCAAAGCACTTAAATTAGCTAATCGCATTTGTTGGTCGTTGCTTAAATTAGCTATATCCATTTGCTGTTTAAATGCGGCATTCTTACCTAAGAAGTCTGCAGCTACTTGCATCTCAGCTAGACGTTCTTGGTTTGTTGCAGTCATGTTCTGAGAGTTTGTGCTAAACTCGTACTGAAGATTAGCAAGCTCCATTTGTTGCTCGTTGCCTAAGTTTGCTAAGTTCATTGCTTGAGCATTCTGTGCATTTACAATAGCTGTTTGCTGTCTATTTTCTAAGTTTTGCATACGAGTCTGTTGTTGTTGTGTAGCACTTTGTATCATGGTGCTTTGAGTAAACTGACTCTGTAATGTAGACATCTGCTGAGCATTCTGGGCTGTCTGAGATGCCGCTGTTTGACCGTTAGCTAAGTTCTGCATACGTCTTTGAGAATCTAAGTTAGCTTGCTGTATACTTGCCTGCTGTTCGTTTGTTAGATTCTGAGCTGCTCTTTGTTGTAAGGCTTGTGCATTAGACTGGGCAATAGGCATTGCTGATGTAATGATTGCATTAAATAGCGCATCTCTACCTACAGTAGAACGTGACATTCCACGAGCCGCTAAGTTTTTTTCAACAGCAGCTACAGCGGGCTTAGCCCAAGCAGGAATCTCACCATCTTCCATGCCCGCTAAAAGAGTTTCCATCTGTGAAGATACTAAAGCTTCTGTAGGCAATGCAGCTACTGCGGCTCTTACTTCTACTGGCTGAGAGTCAATTACTGCTTCAACAGCTACAGGGTCTTCTACGATTGTTGCTGTAAGCTCTGGCGGAATCTCACCAACTTCAGCAATCATTTCAGCCGCTGCACCTTTAGCTTCAGTGCCTTTAACTGTTCTCATTTGTGCAGCTTCATAACCTACTGTTTCAATAATTTGTGCTGCTTGACCTTTATCGGCAGGCTCACCAGTAATAGCTTCACGTTGTTTAGCTTCAGCTTCAGGTGTAGGAGCAACTTCAGTTACTTCTCCTGTAACTTTATCGACATAAGAGCCTTCAGAGATTTCTAGCTCTGGTGCTTCTGCTTGAGCTGCTTGCTCTGCTGCAACGTCTCTTTCAGCCGCTACGGTTTTTCCTGTAACTTCAGCATCTTCTAATTGTGCTACAGACTCTGTAGAAACCTCGCCTCTTGCTGCTTCACCATCTACGCTCTCAGCTTCTGCAGCTTCAAACTTAGCAGTTTCTAAGTTTTCAGGAACTTGAATATTTTTAACAGGCTCTTGGGTTTGGTATCTTAGCGGGTCGGCAGTTACTGTGCTTGTTGAAATGCCTTTTGTTTTTCCGAGCTTTTGAATATCTTCAGGGGCTGTAACTGTTCCGGCTAAAGATACTTTTTCTGCTTCCATTGTAGGTGCTTCATATTCTGGAGCTACTTGACCAATTTGAGTAGGAGCGCCAGTATCGGATGTTTGTTTAATCACAGGACCAGAAGAAGCTGTAGCTGTTGCCCCAGTACTGCCGTTCGTGGCTGCTCTAGTAGAATAGTAACGAGCTAAATCGTCTGCATACTTAGCTTGTGCAGTGTCGTAGTTTTCCCACAGAGGCTGTGCGTTGTTATAAAGTTTCAAAGCACGTTCATAGCCCCTATACCCGCCCGGACCTTTATAACTCCTTCTATTTGGCGGACCAGTTGGTCTTGCGGGACCGGGCCTTTTAGGAGGTGTAGGCTTGCCACCAGTACTAAGTTTACTGCGTTTAGCTTGTAAGTTTTTTAATTGTTCTGATGCTTTCTTCATTTATTGATTCCTTTATTAAGCAGCACTTTAGTTATCTTTGTAATGGGCTTGCATTAAGATAGTCCATGCCCTGCCACAAATCTTCAACTTCTTTAGTTAGAGTTTTAAACTTTACTTCCGTATCACCAATGTCATTAATAATAATTTCCGCTTTAGCTACTGTAGCTTTCATGGCTTCTATTTCGTTAGACAGCTTAGAAACGTCTGAGTTAAGTTCTAATAGCTTTTCTTGTTGACTCAGTAGTGTTTCTAAGCGTGTACCTAGAGTTGCTAAGTTCTCACGTATGGGGCTTATATCAGGTATCTGCTGTGCTTCTACTGCTTCTAGTCTACTGTATAAACTAGAGGCTGTCCATACGCCACCACCTATAGTACTACCAATACCAAGTACGATAGCAATCCAAATACCTTTAAATGATGTGTCACCTATTTTAAGCTCTGTAGTTTCTAAACTCATAGTTCAGGACACTCCGTTCCGTACATAAAGCAAGAGTAGCCTAAATGAGTTGGTCCTGTTTGAAAGAACTCTGACTCACTACCTGCGGCTAATACATCAGTCTCACTTACGTATAAGTCTAAGCCAATACCATCACTACCATTAAGGTATACAGCCGTTAGGTTGCGTGTAGTGTTGTAGCCCATAGACACCCATTGTGCGTTAGCGTCATAAAAGATGTTAGTCTGTTCCGCTGTAGTATTAGCATTCTCAATGCCTTGCTCTAGGAAGGCTACTGCCTCTTCTGAGTTTGCTACAGCTAAATATGCACTAGCGTTGTTGGCGTGAGTCTCAATGTCATCTACTGACTGGTTGTAAGTATCTACAGTCTCTTGTTCAACTTGTAATACTTCTACTGTCTCAGCTATAAACGTCTGTACTTCTTCTTCTTGCTGTGGGTTGCCTTGTGCTTCTTCTACACGTTCAGCTACTTCCACAACTGAAATCATATCTACTACGGCTTCAGTAAATACATCTATGGCTTCATCCATTAATGTTAACTCTTCTACAGCCTTGTTCTCTAATACAGCCTTAACGTCACCATACGGCTGATAGTTAGTAGCAAAGTTATTTAACGCAGTGTTGTACGCCTGTACTTGTGCTTCTTGTATGTGTGCTGTAGTAGATAGAGTACCATCAGATAAAGCGTCACCTTGATGTGCATACTCCATACCTGCGCCCACTAGAAGGATGCCAGTGTTAATCTTATCGACTATGGCAGTACTTGAGTCTAGTAGTGCATCATATTCACTTGACTGAACTACGGAACTTAGCACTAATAGAGATAATAGTATCTTCTTCATCTGTGTCCTCTCCTCCCATGTTTAATACAGTATTGTACCAATCTTTTGTTTTTTTGTTATAGTCTGGTATGTAAGTTTCTGGCTGACGTTTCATAACTAACATAGCACGTTTACCTACGACTAGCTTACCATTGTTTAATATTGGACAGGGTGTGCCCGATACAAACATTGCCTTCCATACGTCAGTGCTTTGACACATGCGAGCTACTGCACTTACCTTCATTCCTAAGTCGGATAAAACTTTTGCGTCTCTGCGCCTGTTACATTCAGGGTCAACATCATAAGTACCGCTGCTAAATCCTACGCCTACTGTTTGCAATGAGCCGCCTGTGCCTTTTAAACAAGTGTCCATGCCGTTGGACATATAGCTTGGAGTGATTGCAGAGCCTACTGGTATTTCACTGCTGCTACCTGCCCCGTTGTACGTATTGCTAGTTGACGTATCTGTAGTTTCGTTGTTACTATTAGTAGTCGAGTTAGAACCGTGGTACGTGTTTAAACTACCTTCCTGAGCGTTCTCTGCTAGTGTAACCCATGAGAACATCATTAGTAAGCAAAATAACTTTCTCACTTCTTGTGTACAATCTTCTGCACTGTTTCTGATTCATAGATACGAATACCTAACCAGATAATAGTAAATAAACTAGCTACGGGAGGCAACCAAGTTGCTAGTGACATCACACCTGTAGAGGCTGCAGCTAGGTCTAGTACTTGTTTAGATTCTTCAGTCATAATAATATCCTTTACCAAGGTGTTCCTGAAACGGGTTCTGAGCCTGTTAAAGCTTCTAAGTCTGAGTCTAATAAAGCTTCAAGACCCACTAAATCAGAAATTTCTTTTACCCACTCAATCACACTTTCTTCTGTAATGTTTTCGTAAGGCGTGAAGTTTGCATCAAGAGGGTCAGGATTAAAATGCGAAGTAGTTGTGTACTCTGCTTCGTGTTCGCCCGTTGATTTGTAAGCTTTCCAGTCTGCTGCAATTACAGCACCGTTGCTTGGTTTTCTTATTAGGTTTAGAACTTCAAAGTTCATGTTGTTTATTCTCCGTTTATTTTATTACGTGTATATTAAAAATGTGTCCGCACTGGTTGCCCCATTGTTAAACCACTGACCTGAAATCACATTAGCTGCACCGTGATACCATTCCCATGTAGCTGTTCCCGACCCATAAGTAGACTGAGAAAAAGTAGCCTGTGTTCTATTATATAGAAGACCTTGTGCGTAAAAAGAATTCCAACCTCCGTTAGAAATAGTATTTCCTGAAGGAACTTTTAATGTTAAAAAGGTTCTGGCCTCTGTGTTAAGAGCGCTACCGGTTTGTCGATGTCTCATCACAAGATGAGATATAACAGGGGGTGTGCTTCCTGTATAACTAGCTTCAGAAATTGCATTAGTCCCAACTATAGCCCCCATTGTATTAACTGTACTTCCACCAAAAGAAAAAGAATGGCCAATATAACCAGACCAATAATAAGTATGGCTACCAACATCTATGAAATTACCAAAATTAAAATTATATTTAACAACTGAAGTAGAGCTGTGTGCTATCTTAGATAGTATTTCTCCCTTAGTAGGAGAAGACTCAGAACTAGGACTAAAAATATGTTTTACATTAGCTACTGTACCACTACTATTTACACGTTTTACAGTGTTTACAGTGCTGTTTCCAACTTTTATTTGTGGCATATTAACTTCCTATATAATAAAATAAAATGTATTAGCAGCAGGAGTAAGGCTGTTGAATTGAGATTGAGTTAAAACAGAAACACTGTAGTTGCCCCATTTACTCGAACTTCCTGTAACATTGCCAGTTAAGTTGCCCGTTACATTGCCTGTTACATTGCCTGTTACATTGCCTGTTACATTGCCTGTTACGCTACCTGTAAATGTAGCGTTAGTTCCATTACTTCCATTCTGTAAAACTCTCGACCCGTTGGATGCTAGAACATCTCCTTTAACATTACCTGTTACGTCGCCTGTTACGTTGCCTGTTACGTTGCCTGTTACACCGCCTGTAAATGTAGCATTAGTTCCGTCAGTTCCATTTTCTAAAACTTTTGTTCCGTTAGTTGATAAAACATCTCCTGTTACATCTCCTGAAACATTAGTTGAAAGACCTCCTCCACTCAAAGTTCCAGTAATGTGAACATCACCATTTAGGTTAATTGTTGAAGCTACTCCTGCTGCAGTAGGCCCAACATTGACAACAGTGGAGCTACCTGAATACGTAAAACCAGTACCAATGTTTACTGTTTTTACGCTAGAGGGACTAAGCGAAGCACCTACAGAGTAGTTATCAGTATTTGTTCCAACTACTGAAAAAGTAGCATCTCTTGCAGTAAGACCTCCGTTAGAAATAGTAGTATCACCATATAAATTAATATTACTATTTACTCCTACTCCACTAGCTCCAACATTGATAGTAGTATTACTACCTGATGTTGTAAAGCCAGTACCAATGTTTAATGTTTTAGCACTAACATTAGTTAAAGAGCCGCCTGTAGAATAGTTATCGGTAACGCTTCCGCTTGTTGAAAAATTAACACTCTTTCCAGTTATAAGTCCCGCAGAATCTATCGTAAACAGTGGAGTACCTGAGCCGTCTGCGTGGATTTCAAAGCCAACACTAGCAGGGTCGTTATTATTTACATCAAATAAAAGACTTATGCCCCCTACAGAAGATAAAACTGTAGCTGCCCCGCCTTGATAACTTCCATTATTAAAATCTAAAAATGCGTTAGTAGAAAACTGTGAACTTTTAAGAAGATTAGTTTGTAAAGAGTCTGCAACTACATCGCCATTTAAACTAATCGTACACGGAGCAGCAGTAGCAACTGGCCCTATGTTAATATTAGTTCCGCCTGTTGTAGATGAAAAACCAGTACCAATGTTTACTGTTTTTGTTTGATTATTGCTATTATTACCACCAGTAGAATAATTATCAGTAGTACTTCCGAGTTTAGAAATAGTTATGTTTGGTGTAGTAATACTTTTACTTGATGCTAAGGTTAAATTTCCATCTAAAGTTGCGTTTCCGTTTAAATTAATATTTCTAGTTGTAGAAGCAACAGTAGGTCCAATATTTATATTAGTAGTTGAACCTGTCGCTGCATATCCAGTACCAATGTTTACTGTTTTTGTATGGCCAGAACTGCTAGAAAGACCTGTAGAATAATTATCTGTGTGTCCGTAGTAGTTTCTTACAAAGTTTGCTGCACGAGCATTTACAGTTCCGTTTAATGCTTGAAGGCTTCCGTATGAACTGTAGACAGTTCCTCCTCCTGTTGAGCCTACAGTACCGCTGGCAGACACATTGCCATTTGCAACAAGACTTGTATTATTTAAAGTCGACACAATAGTAGAGCCACTCGTAGTAGAGTAAATTTTAAGTACTTCAGTATCAGTGCTGTTTTTTTGTACTTTAAATACAATTTGTCCGTCTGCATTATAGGGGTGTGAGTCAGATATCTTACCTATTATTGATGCATAGTTCCTCTTAGCACCCAGTCCATCCTCTCCTTGGAACATAATTTTACCGAGTAAATCATTGTCTGCAGGGCTACTAGAGTCTCTGTAAAGAGCTAAACCCGGTGAAGCAGAGCTAGTTGCATCAGAACTTTTAAGAGTTAATACAGCATCTGAATCTGCAGTGCCTGTTTGAGTAAGAACTGTGTCGTAGGCATTAATTACACTGCTAGTATTGCCTGCATTTATATTTCCATAAAAAGAAGCGTTGCTGCTAAAACTAGAAGTTCCCGTAACACCAAAAGTTCCACTAACGTAAAGATGACGTGGATTTGATGGCATACTTCCAAGATTAATACTATCAAATAGTGTTTGTGAATTGTTAGTGGTGTTTATCATTACTGCACCTGCAGCTGCTACATTAACTGCATCAGTAACGTCTGCATTTGTCTCTACTGTGTCTAACTTAGTACCATCAGCAGCTACATCTCTTCCATCTACAGTTCCTGAGATTGTAAGGTTTCCGGTAATTGTAGCACCGTTAGCATCCGTAGAAAAGTTGGTGTAAGAAAGACTGGATGCATTCAACTGCCCAGTAACTGTTAACGCTGAAAATGTAGGGCTATCTGAAGTAGCAACGCCTTGGTTAAGAGCCTTAACAGATGCTTCACTGGTTAGCTCACTGTCCATCAAAGCGCCTGCAGAAGTAACATTAGCTGTGTCGGTTATGTCTGCATTAGTTTCTATAGTATCTAATTTAGTGCCGTCTGTAGCTATATCTCTACCGTCTACAGTTCCTGAGACTGTGATATTAGATGATACATCAAGAGAGCTTCCTACATTTGTATCACCATTTAAATTAATAGTACGGGTATTACTGCTAGAGGAGGTAGGGCCAATATTAACAGTTGTTGAAGTACTAGATGCATACCCAGTACCTATATTAACTATTTTTGTGCTTCCTGCGTTTCCTATTCCTGTAGAGTAATTATCAGTTACAGAACCGACTTTTGAAATATTAGCTCCGGTTACATTGACTATACCATTAGGCGCTTTTAAATCGCCTGTTGAAGCTTTTAAATCTCCAGAAGATGTTTGAATATCTCCAAATGTTGTAGATATTCCGTTAGATGCTGCAATTCCTGTAGTATTTTGTAGATATAAATAATTGCCTGTAAATTTAGCTACGTTTGTGCTTGCTCCATTTCTACGAATATTAAATGTAATACCACCGTCTTCAGTACCGTCAGTTACATCAGTCATAAAGCCTGTAATAGAACTAAATTCAGTGTCTGTTGAACCAGAGTCGTGACCATAAAACTGCAATGAACCTATATCATCCGAATCTGCAGGACTGGCTGAATCTCTTTGTAGCCTAAGAAGAGGCATAGGAACGGCTGAACTATTTGTAGAAGTAAGCGTTAATGCAGGAATAGAGGAATTAGAGCTTCCAATTGTTGCACCCAGAGTTGACGATAAAGACGAGAAACTTCCCGCAGCAACAACAGAAGCACCAATTGTTGTGCCGTCAATGCTTCCGCCATTAATGTCAGGATTCGTTAGAGTTTTGTTGGTAAGCGTTTGAGTGCCTGTAAGTGTCGCTACAGTTGTATCTATTGCAATTGTTACAGTATTGCCAGACGCAGTAGAAGTAACTCCAGTGCCGCCCAGAAGACTTAAAGTTTCAGAATCTAAGTCAATTGAAATGTTTGAAGAGCCGTCAGTAATATCTAAGTCTTGTGCAGTAACTTGAGCATCTACATAGGCCTTTACAGACTGCTGCGAAGGAATACCTGTGGCACTATCAGATGACATGTTGTCTTCGTCTAAGAAAGCTTTGCCGTCTAGGATTTCTAGTTCAGCTTCAGTAATGACTGCCGAGCCTATTGTGAATCCTGTGGCTGTTATTACGCCTGATGCGTTTAGGCTGTCTACGAAAGCATCTTTAAATCTTACAGAGCTTGTACCTAAATCTACATCGCTATCAGTTACAGGTACAATAAGCCCGTCTTGAATACGAAGCTGCTCTACAGAATTTTGACCAACTTGAATATAGCATTCAATGCGATTATCGGTTGAGCTAATCTGTATTTTATTTTTAAAGTTTTGGTCGCCAATCTTTGCGATATTTCCGCCTTGAGTTGGGCTACCATCGTGTGTGTGTCCCGTAGTGCCATTCTCATTATGCATGAAAGCATTTACAAGTTGATTGTATTCATTATTAAATATAGAAGCATCAATACGATTGCCGTCTACTGGAATAATAGGTTGTCTTGCGTAGCCTGTACCTGCCATTTAATTATCTCCTGCCTGTTGGGACATAGTTTATATATATACCATTAATTGTATAAGGGATTAGTTTATCGTTACTGCTAATAGTGTAGTTACTAGAATAACAGCTTCCTTGTATATTTTGTCTTACCAAAGGATTAGCAACTGCCCCAAAATAAGATTGACCGAAAATAGAAAGTGGGTTAGTGAAAGCTGCACCTGCACGAACTTCTTCTAGCATAACATTAGCAGGCTGTAAAACCTCATCATCATCAAAATCAAACTTAACTGATAATTCTGGCTGTGCATAACCACCTAATTCGCTAGTTGGAGTTATTGAAACTTTAGCATAACGTAAAGTCTTTCTAGTTCCTAAGTCTCCGAAATCCAAATAAGGTGTTTCGTAAATTGCGGAAACATTTGCTTCAGTCCCTGAATAAATAAAAGATGTTCCAACATCATGATTATAGATGTAACCGTCTGTATCTGCGTGGACAATTTGCTCAATGTTGTTGTATAGGAATCCACTGTCTACAGCAACCGCTTCAATACCTTTTGTTTCAGACCACTCAAATCCCTGACCCGTGAAAGTTCCTATAATTCCTTTAGATACTGAAGCAGATTTAGTGGGGTCATTATAATATAATCTATACTGAGACTTAGCCCGCAACACTACGCTCGTAATTGTATAAGAATCAATATTACTTGTAATAGCAGTGACAATCTTTTGTATGTTTCTACTTACAGATGTTAACTCAACGTCACCAATACGTGCTGTACCCGCAAGAGTACGAATACCGTCAGGGCTAAGGAATACCAAGTCACCGCCAATTTCTTGAATACTTTGTCCGTCCAGACAACCTACGTTTTTAGTGATTGGCACTATAGCTATGTTGTTTGTATCGTAAATATTTATAAGTTTATAAATACTATTTCTACAGAATATAATACAGTCATTACGGAAGCTTCGTAAACCTACTACTTTATCAGCTAATTGTATACCGCTTCCATAAGAAGTTATGTCGTGAGCATGACTAACATAAACTGTATTAGGATTTTCAACAGTTCCTGAAACTACAGCAGAGCTACTATGAATTGTACCTACTGACGGGGCTTCGGTGCTGTGTACAGTAACTTCTTCTGCAAAAAATGTTCTAGTGTTTATCGCACCTGTGCCTGTCATGTAAAAGTAATAAGGCTTATTAGCTCCATCACAAATTAAAACTTCACCGTATTCAGATTTATTACCTTCATAAATACTTATTGAAGATTGTTGTTGACCAGTCCTAGCTAAAGCTGAACGACTTGTAAAGGTTGTATAGTTGTCTCCGTTGTTATGTACACCTGAACGATTTATTTGTAGCCAAGTAACGCCATCATTACTAAAGAAAATGTCTGTTCCGCTACAAACAATTACACCGTCTGCGTAAGTTTTAATTCCCAGTGCAGCGTTAAAAGTATTCGGGCGGGTAGCCGAATCACCACCATAAGGCTCAAACCCGTTTACTCTGCGATAGCCCCCATCAGGGTCTACCTCAAAATTTACCAGAGTTGTTGCAATCCCCGGCTCACGTAACATTTCTATCTGACTAAGGTTGGTGTTTAGTCCACCCTTAGTAGAAAAACCAAAAGGTTGGGAAGCTGCCATATTATGTAAATCTCATTCTATCATCAGATATATAAACTGGAGTAGGCTCAATAAGATTTGAGCGCATACTGCGTAGACCTTTTTTGTAGTCATCCATAGCAAATGAAGCTGCTTGAGGATTATCTTTAAATTGATGTATGTAATATCTTGCACGAGCTAATAATACTACAGTATACATTTCTGGAAATACTATCTCATCAGAAAAATTTTGTAGCTTTGTTGGTAAGTTCCACGCATAAAACCAAACTCTGTAGGCTTTATCTGGTATTGGACTTAATCCAAACTTACGTGAGTCTGGGCTTCTAATTACAATATTAGGTTCGCCATAAGATTGAGCGTCTTCAGCATCTAAGTTTTCTGCAACTCTACGGAATTTTTTCCACTCTTCGGTGGTAGTAAATCGTAAGTTAGTTCCTGTATAAGGAGCTGTTTCGCCTGAAACGCCTACTGTAGTTAGATAGAAGTTATCCCAATCTATTGAGCCATAGTCTGTAGTAATAGAATCACTAGCTGACTTTAGCTCATAAAATCTTTGTCCGGCTACTGTTTCGACATATACGTTTCCGTACATAGGGTCGTCAGCACCGCTTTCTCCCGCAGACAAGAAAGGCCATTGGGGTTCTTGGTTAATGATGTCAAAGTATGCTTTATTGATTGCATCTTTAACGTGAGCTTGGATACCTATAGCACTAACAAAATTAGCAGTCGTAAGACCTACTTCATTTAGTTCTCGTAAAAGCTCGTTAGTTAAATCTAAATAATTTGTTGCCATAAGCTATAGTGCCTTTTAATTTGTTAAAGATTGGGGGCTTTTTAGGGCCCCCTCACTTATTAAGTTTCTACGATTATACGTTGTAGAATGCAGCAACTAGTGCTTCGTCACGTAGGACTTTAGCACCAAATACATGCAAACCACGACAGATGTCACCGAAGCTATCTGGGTCACGGATGACCTCAGTGCTAGTGATAGTCTGTGCAGTACAGATAGCAGACATGTGACCTGCAAGTAGTTTACCATCAGCATTGGTTGGAGCTGCAATGTTGTTGGACTTGTACATGCTGAAGCCACGTAGTTTGCCTGAAGTTACAAGACCGTTACGGATTGAACCTTGACCGGCATTGAAGTCTACAGACAATAGTTTAGAACCAGACTGAGATAGCTGCTCATAGAAGCTAGGAGGAGCTACAATCCATCGGCCTTCTTCCGGTACATTCTGCTCATCAAGAAGCTTAGCCATACGAGCAAGCAAATCGAGAGGGTCAGTAACGTCAAGACCAATACCGCCTGCACCGTCATAAACGCCTGCAGCAAGGTGAGTAGCATTGTCAGCACCAAGAGTGTGGTCTGGAGTTGCAGTAGATACGCCTGCGAAACCTGCGGCAATAACAGCAGAGTCAAAAGCATCACGCAAAGCGTAAG